CACATACGCGCATGTGATTCCTGATCATGCGCTTCTTGAGCCTTTACATCATCTTCAATCTTCGAAATATTCTTACCAAGTATTTCCACTTGAGCCGTAAATGCTGATACAGATTTATCCAACTTATTTATAGGCTCGCTTACTAACTTGCTAAGGCTATAAATCAAACCTGCTAACGTTGATAATCCTAATATGATTGTTCCTAATGCTTCTGGTGACATTTCAAACCTCCTTTCTTTGACCATTAAAAAAACCGAGCTTATAGCCCAGTCTTATTAGCTATTTTCATTGGTACAAAACATTAATCTCAAAGACCTGCTTTTGCAGTCCTGTCACTCTTCCGTTGACTGCAATTTCAACAGTTTTCTTCGAGCTATCCCAGGAATATCCATAAAATACCGCTGTCCATATATCATCAGCGCCAGCTTTATGTAAAGGATGTACTTGTGCTAGCAGTACCTCACTATCTTGTGGGATTCCCAGCTCTGCCATAGATATCGACGACATTGCCACACCACCGTTAGTCGCTATTGTTACGCTTTTGTTTGCAACTTTCAGCTGTAGTAAACCATTGCCCCCACCATTAACTTTGCCTATTGCCATTATTACATATCCTCCTTCTGATTAAACGGTAACTTCTTTTGTTAGCCTTATTACCGGGATTGTAATATTGCCAAAATTATTTTTTGAAACATATATTCTTACAAACCCTGATCGCGTCTCACAAATTTCATAAACTAGATCACTTTTCCCTGATTCTAAATAAATATCTGGGATGTGTTCGTCTGTACAGCGGTTAATAGGTATATCAATTCTAAAAGGATATTTAGCATACGTATTATCTTCAACAGCAGCAGAGCTGTATATTTTGACGTCTGTTTCAATTGTTATCATTTTAGACATGCTATTTCGTAGTTTTCCTGCAGTAGTTCCATCTATGGCTGAACTTAGCAGATTTTTAATCTCATCAATTGCTAAGTCCATCACTCTCGTTGTGGTGATACCACATAAATTGTAATTTAAACGCGTGTCTGTAATGCGCTGTGCAGATATAGCATTTGTACCCCTAGCTACAAATATTTCAGCTACACATAACTCATATGTGCTGCTGTTTCTTGTCAACTCAGGTGCCGAAGGATTCGCAGATGGAGTCCCTTTAAGGATGTACCAATCCGTTGCTCTTACATCAAGGGCATCATTATGCCTAACAATAACTCTATCTATCCTGTCCAAACTCTCATCTGCTGCCTGAATTGCAAGTGTCCTACTCTCGGTAGATAAACCTCCTGAATGAGGATCATCATCATAACAAAAAATCCCTCTAATTCGGCCCATACCAGGACTCACCACAACTGACATACCTACTCCCGGAGTAGTTTCCCATCCACCTGGATATACTCCATCTGTCCAGTTTGCGAATGCCTCAATTCTATGGTCACTCGCTCCAGTCAAACGGTCCCAAGGAGGATTTGCCGATTGGTCATATATTGATTGATAAGGAAATGCTCTCATATCTCACCTCTTCATTTCTTCTCTTTAACGTTTAACTCTTTTATGCCCTAGTGTTATAGTGTAGGTCTGTATATTCTTTTCCCAAACCTCATGAACTTCTATAATCTGGGCTTCGTATGTAATTCCCACTTCTGGGATTTCCACCAAAACAATATCTCCAAGATCGTAATCTATTAGATATCGACAACCTGCTATCTGTAGTGGTGTAACTTCTATATCTCTAATTACATAATGATTTAAAAGTTCAAGCTGACACATCTGCACAATTTGCGCTTTAATTTTAGATTTATTAGATGCTGTAATATCAAGTCCTTCGGGCATAGAAAAGTCCATTGACATCTCTTTCTTTTTAAACCTATCCTCAACTTTAAGAGTGCTTGTAAAAGAATCTGCCTCATAGTATTTGCCACCTACATAGGAAGTTCCGCTATAGCCTTCCTTTACAACATCATCTGGTATTTCTACGTATCCTGTGCATTTATGCTTATATACCGACATATCCTGGGAATATATTATTTCTTTCGCATTGCCGATACCCTTTGAAAATCTTATTCCAGTCTCACGTGGCTTTACAAACTTAATTTCCCAGCCACCATTCCAATTAATCTGAAATGATTCCTGGTCAAGAGCCAAGATTCGATACATCTCCACTCCAACGTCAAGGCAGCGTGTTATTACTTCATCTCTCTGCTTCATGGCCTCACTATCGTTTGCTTCCTTAATACCCTTATCATTTAGGTACGACATAAACTGATCATTCATGCGTTTTGATGCAACAATTGTCATTCCGTGACCTGTTGTAGCATCATTGGCCATATCCTCTGCAAACTTGCCTTCTGTCGTGACATATCGACCATTTGGATCAGATTTGTACGAAGGCTTGTATACAATACCAATCTCTCTGCGACCTTCAGCCATTATGTAAGCAGCTTCAATATAATGCTTTGACTGCTGATAGAGCGTAAATCCTCCAGGTTCTGTATTGTTCCTATCCCATAGAAGTTGTATATACTTTAGTTCTCCTATGCGGTTCATATTTTCATCAAATGCAAATACTTTCATAGTTACATATCTCCGTTATACAACTTATGATAATTGACAGTACCAAACATCTCCTTGTTGCTGACTAACACGTTATCACCCGTCTTTAACATAGGTTCACCAAGCACAATCATATCTTTTAAAACATTTTTACCATCTAGTTGATAAACTCCATTTTCGGAATCTATAAATAGAGACTCTCCTGAACCGACTGTTCCGTTGTACTTTATTAGCGCATCATTGATTTTTACTTCAGGATTATCAACTGCACCGTGAATTGTAATTGTAAACAGCGCCGGTGCATCTCCGTCGTTATAAACGTAAACTGTTTTGTTTACGTTTATTCTCTCGAACACAGTGTATGCATTAGCTGGAAGATCTTGATTTGGTTCAACCAATGCATATGGATAATGCCAGAGTGCAGATTGTGTGTAAAAGTTTCTTACAGTATCATCAAGTGACTTCCAATACGGATCAGATGCATAGAACGTAATCTCAACCTCTTCATGAGAATATAAATCCTCTGTATGTTTAGGCGTCATAAGTTCGGCATCCAAGTAAACCTCCCTGCCATTAAAATACGACTCCACTCTGAATTTATGAAGTACGTTAAAAAAGAACTCCATAAATCTTCGTGAAGCCGCTATTCCAGTGTGACTTGTAATCTTATACTTCAGGGTTCTTCCTTTGACCCTTTCTCCTGAATGCCAATCACCATATCCACTTCCTTTTGCATCGTAGTAGTGTTCAACTTCTACGTTACTTGTACCAGTCTTACTGAGCAGTTCGTAATCTTCTGCACCATCTCCTATATTCATTATGGCGCCATCGTCTCTGATAAACTTCAAAAATATCATTTATGCATCCACCTCCAATCCCAAACGAGCTAGTTCAGCCAATCTATCACGGGCATCTGCAGGTGTGTAGACTCTTTCATGGAAGTTTATCTCTTGCGTGATTGGTCTGGCATTAATCTGCTCAACTTTCTCTATGAGCTTATCGAGTAATCCTCGTTCTTTTGACTGCATCATAATTGAGGTCCTAGCTTGCACTGGAAGCGTTGTTCCTTTCGCAGCACTCGGAATGCTAATTTGCTTTTTTACTCCAAGTCCTATGGTAATCGGATCAACCTTCATAGCAGCTACTGTATTATTAGCAACTTGTCTAGCTTTCTTATACAGAGCCTTTGATTCGCGCATCATACCAACTCCCACACCTTGCGTAATTGGTGCTCCGACAAGCCTTGCCGTTTTCCTTGATGGAGAACGAGACTCTATTGCTTTTTTCATGTTATCAACAACTGCATTTGCTATTGCTATTCCTGCAGCAATAACTTGTGCTTTTGCTGCAAGTATTCCGGATTTGATGCCTGTGCCAGCATTGTATCCGACACCATAAAACGAAACACTACCTGCACTTGAGCGTGCTGCATTCATGAGGGATGACATAGCAGATGAAATTGTACCTCTCCATCCATGAGGAGAACTTGATAGCTGAGATAATCTAGGAGCAAATGCGCCTTTAAGATTTGCTCCTCCTGCAGCGTTGTTTGCAGCAGATACTAAACTATTCATTGCAGCTTTAATTCCACCAGCATAATTTTTAGGAGACTCTGATAATTTATCAAGTTGATCATCAATAGATATATCTGATTCCTTGATTCCCTCTTGTACGCCACCCATCATATCCTTAGTTGCAGCTTTCATCTTTCCACGATTGCCTTTGACTCTTGCAGTTTGTTCTCCGAGTTTAGAATCTATCGCAGCTAACTCCTTTTGCTTAGCTTCTGCAGCAGTCTTTACGTTATCTGATCCAGTCTTCTTATATAGCTTATTCAATGCCTTAAGTTCTTCAGCTGTATCTTGCCTTTGTTTGCGAAGTTGTTTCTTGTTCTTTTTATTTATATCAGCCATCGCTTGAGCATGACCATCTAGCACTGCATTAATCTTGGAGTAATTACCTTTTTCAAACTCAGCGAGTGCTTGTTCATATCTGGTAATATCCTTATTGTACTTGTTAACTTGGGCTGCCGCCTTGCTTTTAGCCTTCATGAGCTTTGTCTGTTTCTCTTCGTATTCGCTTACCTGCCTTGCAGACATCCTATTAATTTCGGCTTGAGATTTGGTATGCTTATCAAGCTCTCTGCTAGCTTTGGTGTATGCCTCTGTCGATTTACGAATATTTCTCTGCGCGGTCTTATACGATTCCTCATATGCATCAAGCACAATTTGAGCTCTTTTTTTAACCAGGTAATTATCTATGGCCTGGCTAAGCTCACCATAGTTCTTAATTACACCATTCTGCATGCTGATTTCAGCACCTTGTGATTGCAGTATCGATACGATAGCAGCAGCTCTACCTTCATAGCCTTTTTTGACACGTCCAGATGCATCCACGATACCATCAAGCTCTCTCTTTAGATTGATAGCATTTTCTACTTCTGCACCCTTTTGAACCATATCATTTGCAGCTGCTCTTCTCTGGCTATTATATGCTTTCTCTGCTTCCTCGTTAGCCTTGGCAAGTTTTAAAACTGCACTGTAATCCTTGTCCGCTTCCAAAGCGTGTGCCTGCATCGTCTTCTTTGCCAGCTCCACTGCTGTTACAAATGCTAGTACACCAACTACTATAGCTACATAAGGATTGATTCCGGCCATTACAGCTTGCGCTCTACCTAGAGCAAGAGTCTTTGCTTCTGCAAGTGTAAGCTTCTGAGTCAACAATCCAACCACTACACCAACACCGGATATTTCCGCCTTGGTACCTTTTAAACTCAACCGTGCAATAGCCGCCATCTCAATTTTGTATTTTTTTGCTTCTAGCAGTCCTCTACTCCAAAGACCAGCTAGTGCACCGGCACCAGAAGTTACTCTTGGTGCTACATATAAACCTGCAATAAGAGGAGATACTATCTTGAGAACATCAATAAGTGTTCTTACTCCAGCTACAGTCTTTTTTACGTTGAATTTATCCACGAATTTGATAGCGTTAGGAAGAAGTGATGACTTAATTATGTTGCTTACGCTCTCCATTGCTTCTCCAAGTTTTGCGTGGACATTATCCTTTAAGGTCGACCAAAGACCGATTACAGTTTTTGACTGCGTTTTCATAGCATCATTAAACTGACCACCTGCAGATGTTGCTGTCTTCATAGCATCCGCTACCATATCAAAGGTGATTTGACCTTTTGCCATTTCATCCTTCAGCTGAGCCATACTCTTTCCGGTCTTCTTAGATATGATGGTAAGCGGGTTAAAGCCTGCATTAATCATCTGTAGTAAATCTTGCCCCATTAGACGTCCCTGTGACTTAACCTGACCAAAAACTAGAGCCAATGCCGAGAACTTCTCCTTGTTACCAAGGGATATATCTCCAAGCATTTTGAGGTCACCTTCTATCAGGTTGACATTCTCTCCAAACGCCAATAGCGTTTGAGATGCATTTGCTAGATCCGTCATTTCAAACGGTGTCTCTGCGGCAAATTTCTTGAGCATCTGCATGTGCTTTGTAGCTTCCTTTGTGCTACCAAGCATTGTCTTGAAAGACTGGTAGTACTGTTCCATTTGAGCATTATACTTAACACCAGATACCATAGCTGCTGTAATAGCTGTTCCCATAGCTATAGCTCCGCGCTTTGCATATTTTACAAGCTGATCTGTAAGCTTGCCTCCCATGCCACCTATCTTTTTAGCGCCCTTATTAAAGCCACCTGAGTCGATTTTCGTGTTGAACATCAGATATCCTGCATATTCCTGAGCCATAACTAACCATTCCCTTCTTCAAGTAATTTATTGAATCTATCTACAGCGTTTTGTTCCTCTTTTGACCTTTGAACCTTAAGCTCTGCAATATCTGCATTTTCCGCCCACCAATCAATATCACTTTCTGTTTGCTTACCCTTTTGTTTCAGCAAACGTTGAGATACTATCGTTGTGAAACTGGATTCTCCTACTTCTGAAAAAGCCGATAGAAAGTCCCACCAATGAAAAAAGGCTTTTCCACGAACGGAAAAACCCACGGTTTTATCTACTGCCGCTATTATAAATCTCAAATCCTGATTCCATGAATATAGTCTTCTTTGACTGCCGGCAGAAGATGTTTGATTCAGCTCTCCACCATTTAGGAACCACACTGTTTTCTCCAGTGCTTCCTGTAAATAAACTCCTGGAATTACTGCATTTTTGAAAATTACCTTCATTGCTATAAAAAGCTTTTCACTGTCAGTCAGTTCAGGATCTTCAAACATCTGCATCAAACGGATACCAGCTCTATAATCACTCCTGATAGAATATTCCTTTTCTCCTAGCTTAATGCTATTCGGCAATATCAGTGTCAGCATTCTCTTCTTCTGCCTCTTCAGTAGCATTAATTACTTCTTCTGTAGGTAATTCCTCTACTATTTCAGAGTAAACCTTGTCGATTCTATCGGATCTAGTTTGAATTTCTTTCTCAAAGATAGGATACAAGGCCATGAGCATTGCTATCATGATATATTCCCCATCACTATTAATAGCAATGGAGGATGTGTCTCCAAAAACAATTTGAGCCTGTCCTTCACCAAAAATACTGTCAAAAGCACCTCTGAACCAACTGTCTATATCATCCATAAGGTCTGCAGTTTGAGATGTAAATTCAGCTTCAGTAATATCTCCTGACTCCTCAATACCTTCTGCCCTCTTTGAAAAATCCTTCATCTTTTCTTCCGCTTCATCAACCAGTCTCAAAAAGCCTTTAAGTACTTTCTGATCTGTAGGATTAAACGAAAACTTCCGGGATGGATCACCCTGCACATACAGGGTGATTGTCCCGGTATCAAAATTCAAATTTGTACCAGCCATGACCTATTATCCTTTCTTATCCTTATAGAGTCTTTGTGAATTTCTTTGTAGTAGGGTTGAACTTGCCCCTCTCATTCACATTCGTATAGTGTAGCTCGTAAGGAATCTGGAAAGCATCTGTGTTGCCTCCAAGAGACTTAACCTCTACGATTACACCCTTCTTGATTGCTGGATATTCAGATGATTCTGGTTCAGCAAATAGGTCTACGTCTATTACGTGTGTCTCACAGTCACCATGTGTCTTGAGACCATCAGCAATTCCTTTTAGAAATGCAAAGGTCTTTGTCCCCTTATCTGCTTTATAAGGCGAAACAGACATACTTGGAGAATAACCGTCTACCGCCGTACTGTTCTTACCAAGAACATTCTTGGTCTTGCTGACATTGGCATTGAGCTCTTCAGTCAATGTATCGTTATCTTCTCCAATTGCCTCGTAGTCAAAGTTGGTTCCACCTGCATCCGGAATTCCTAAAAACGTCTGCCATAGTTCTCTTTTAATTACATTGCTCATATTGTCCTCCTATTTTCTCTTCTTGATTGTTAGTATTAACTCTACTTGATATACACCTGCACCGCTTTCCTCGATGTCATACAGCATATGATTTGATGGTACTAGATTGACCGCTTCATATTTACCTGGTAATTCAGGGAGGATTCCTTCATCAATCTTTGTTTCGATCCATCCTGAAAGAGACTCCAAAAAGTCATACATATCTTCTCTTGCAGAATTATCTACGGCCAAATCCTTTGCGAAAAAGATATATGAATTTTCATAGGTCTTATTCCCAAGAACATCCGTCCTCGTTCTAGAATTCCCTGTTGGTGCAAGTGCGGAAGTTCCACCTTTTACTCCTCTCTTTCCCGGTGTATAGTCCGTTTCCATCTCTGACATATTTATAAGCTGCATTCCATCATACTTGGCTAAATAATCTTGTACGCTTTTAATGATACTCATTAGTTTTATCCCCTCGTTATTGCAGCAGCTCCGGATAGTATGCTGTGTAGATGTTGCCTCTTCATTCGTTCGAACCACTTAGGACCTCTCCTAGGTGCTCCGTGATACTGCATATTACGGTTTGTAAGCTTCTTAGGTGCTTTCCCAACCATCAGCCTGCCATAATAGTGATATCTAGCATATGGTGCGTTATACACTACTTCACCTTCACCTGGTACAGTTCCTAGTATGCCGGACTTATCTAACATACCCGAGCGAAATGGAACCATTGGGCTGCATAACCTAATTACTTCATGGTCAATAAACTTTTGAGCTTTATCAAAGCTTTTGCCCCATTGACTTCCAAATCCTGGATTCCACTTTAGCTCCGCAGTGCCATCCTTAGTTACAACAATGCACCCCCGTGGTGTTTCTATTTTGTTTGTCATCTTGCCACCACCTCTATATGCTTCTGCCCATCGCCAAAATCAAAATTTTCAGCCGATGTGACGAGAAATGCGTCCTTGTGATATAAGATATCATTTGCCTTATTTATGGCTGTTACAGGGGAAACTCCATCGTATATGATGTCACCTTTTTCTATGATTACATCATTGATAGATGTAAGTGGTATATATGCAATTAGTTTAGATGCAGCTTCAACACCGTGCTTTCTGATTGTTTCCCCCACAAGCTTCTCTACATGCACATCATTTATCACCCTGGTTAACCACTTCTTATCTTCCACCTCGTGATAAATCGTTACAGTCTGTGTGAACATGTTCACGCCCACTCAACTCCCTTCCGGTATTCGGATAGATAAAGCATGGCTGCATTAATTAGTCTGTCTTTATCAGATACACTATTCACGCTGTAGTGCTTTGACCATGACCCTACAGTCTGACTTTCCAGTACACCCTGATCTACGGTCTGCTTTGCCTTTGCAACAGCGCATATACCACGCTTATAATCATCTGCTTCAACACTAAATCCTACGAAATGCTTTCGAATATAAGCACTGGCGAAAGCTTCACGCCCCCGCCAGTCTTCCTCGGATATTGCCTTGCCGCAGAATTCGTCCGTGTAAAACTTATATTCAACCATTAAGGCCTCCTTGCTTATCCAAGCACTCTTGTCGCAAGTTCAGGGTAAATTGCTGTGTAACCGTAGAGCACATCCATCGACAGCATCTCCTTCTTCTTCGTCATGTCATAACCTCTTACTACACGAAGAGAGATTCCGTTGTAGCTAGTTACGTAACTCTCAACTCCTGCTGGTGCCTGAAGTGGTCTTGTTACATACGCAAAAGCCATAGGGTTAAATGCAAGGTTTGCAGTATGGCTCTTAAGCACTTCGGCCTGTACACCTGCATTAGCTGTAATCTCTGGAGCTACACTAACGCGAATATCGGTCCCTGAAACTGAGACATCCTCTGTAACAGCATACTGCTTTCCAACAATAGTGATAATATCTCCCTTAACAAGGGTTCCTGTAAGTCCTGTTCCTGTAAGTACAACCTCGTTAGACTTTACAACCTGTGTCTTAACAGTAATGTTACCGCTGGTTACCTTGAGTGTACCTGCAGTATGTTTTCTCACAGCCTGGGACATGTAGTTATCAAGTCCCATTACTCTACCAATAGAACCCTCCCTGAGAGCATTGGTAGAACCTGACTTCTCAGCATTAACGATTGCTGGGACAGTAGAGAATGCAGCATCAGCTTCGGCGTCCCACACACCAACTCTTCCAGCAACTGGTACGAGCTGCTTATTAAGTTGCTTTCTTACATTTGCAAGATCCGTTAGTTCAGTTGGTGTCGTACCTGCCTTTCCTACAGCTGTAGGAATGAACTTATATAGATCTAGTCCATCGTTGTTAATCTTCTCTGCGAGAGCGACTGCTGCTGGTTCAAGGAATAGTCTGTTTAGATCATCTACGTTAGTAGCTCTCTGTATTGCACTAAACTCCACATCTACTGTAGCAAGCTTGTCTAGCTTAACCTCTACAGATTCCTCATCGATTCCCTGTGGCTTAACTCCCTGTGACTCATTGAATTCCTCTGCAGTGAGTTTTACAGGCTTCTTAACCTGAATCTTGGTTCCAAGTCCTGGAACAAAATCATTTGAGAAATCTCTGTGCACTAGGTTAGGGAACACTAGATTGTTCACTAGTCTAGGCAGTGTCTGTCTTGCGATATTTTTTACTTCAAGAAAATTGTTTGGCATAATTCTTACTTCCTTTCTTTTTCTTCGAGTCTTTTGTAATACTCTTCATCCGATAGCTTGTCGAGATCAGGTTCTGTTCCGCCTCCGTGATTTCCGCCACTTGAGAATCCACCTGCTCCGCCAGTTGCACCATCGTCGCCATCATCCTTTTTAAACAATGCCGGTGATGCTTCCATCATTGGCTTTAGGATGTCAGATAGACCTATAGGGTTACCCTGGCTATCAAAAGCAAACTTATCGATGCCGCCATGTTTATACATGATGTAATCAGGATCCAGTGCCCCTTGGCCTCTCAGTGCATCCTTTAAGGCGTATTCCTTTTGTAGGTCGCTAATCTTCTTTTTCTCTGCTGCAATATCAGCATCATACTTATCCTGTAGCTCTTTGGCATCATTACGCAGCTTGTCAACATCTACGCCATCGAACTTGTCGACCTTTTCCTTCAGACCCTTGATAGTCTGTTCAGCTGTATCAAGTTCTTTCTGTTTGTCCTGTGCTGTCTTGTCCTGTGCTGCTTTAATGTCTTTGCCATTTTCTGCAAGGATGTTTTCGACGGTATCTTTCAGCTTTTCATCAGATACTCCAGCTTCCTTCAAAACTTTCTCGATCTCTTCTCTTTTCATTGTGTCCTCCATTCTTTTATCCGCTACGCCATCTTTTACGGCAGGCGACGCC